CAAGCCGCTAGGTCAAGCGAGCCATCCGCCCGCGTGATCTGTCGGTGTGAGGAATCGATGACGGTATGGTCAAGATCAAAAATAAAGTGCATAAGAGTATCCAATAATTCCCGCAATGTTTAAGCAAACCAGATTCCAGAGTTTACCATCTGCCGCCTGTTGAGTCAACATCAACAGGCCAGCAATTGCGAGGATCTTACCCGCGTCGGTGTCGATGATGAAAGGAGCGCCCGCCATGCAGAGCGCACCGAGCCATCCGATAACGGCGATCATGCGATCGCCATTAAGATTGTGGAAAGCTCTGCCTTTGTCAGATCGCCGTCACGATCTGCAAGGGCGACAGCGCGGCGAATCTCCGCGAGAATGTCGGCCTTGGTCGGTTCCGCTTGACGCGGAGAGCGAGCCGCAGGTGCGGCCTTGACGTATTCAACGCCCATGCTCTGCGCCTTGCTAATGACCGAGCGATGTGTTACGCTCGCAAATTCCTCTGCCAATGCTTTGGCTTTAGCGAGGTTGAGAGGAGCGGCTTCGCGTATGCGTTGCTCCATTGCCTTGGTGTAGTTAGACATAAGTCACCTTGGTAGTAAGTGATGGAAGCCAATCCCCCATCTCATGCTGAGAGTATAACACCATTCGCGCCCCACCGTACAGCTTTTTTTGTGTGAATATGTCACAAAAAAAATTTGAAAAAATGCTTGACCCCGGGCCGGGATTGTGCTTGCGATCCGCCAGGAGTGGGGCGGTAATGAGACTCATTCTCATCTAGCCGCGCCACGCACCCCCACACGTACAACTTTGGAAAAATTGAGAAAAGTTGTTTTGGTGTTTTCATAAAATTGTAACAATCTTGTGGTATAATATATTCTGTGGTAAGAATTCCACAAGGTTAGAAAGGAGAGCATTATGCGTTATTTATTTTTAGCGTTAGTTTTAGCAATGCCGACCGCTGTGATAGCGTCCGATCAACAAGAATATAATTATAAATTAAAGAAAAACGACTGGGAGTATACTTTTCGTCACCGTGAAGGGGGAAAACATATCGAAATCGGAAATAAAATAGGGCCTATCGAAATCATGTATCGTTACGCAGATTTAAGACTTACGCAGGAGAATCGCATAAAATTCACGGGAGAATTTTTTTCATATAAAGACTTAGTTTTTGAAGGCCGTATGGAGTATCGCCACTTTAACAACAAGGAGTCGCACTGGAGATATCGCTTTATTGCAGAATACACTCCTCACCTTTACGGACCTTTTTATCTTTACGCAAAGTGGCAACCCCGCTGGAGCTTTAAGGATTCTGGTACAAAGTTTGATGCTCGCGACCAGCTCGGGATAACTTATAAAGAAAAGAATTGGAAAGTCACTCCTTTTATAGAGCGTAAATCTACAGAGGGATACGCTAGAAAAATTACAGTGACAGGAATACACTGGGAGGCTAAATTATAATGGATATGATGACACTTTTGTGGACTGTGCTAGGTTTCAGCTTAGCAAGTTACACAGTAATCGCAAATGATAGTATTCAAACTCTCGGCACTTGGATGGCTTCCAATAAAGAAATAGATTGGAAAATTCTTTGGGGTGCTGCAAGTAGTGTACTTCTTTTTGCCATCTGGTATGGATTTGGAGTGCATGGGGATATTTCCTATGGTAGACTAGATAAAATACCTTACATAGAACCGCAGTGGTATCACGCTGCCGCTCCCGCAGTTCTTCTTGCTTTAACAAGATTTGGAGTGCCTGTAAGTACTTCTTTTCTTGTTCTCAGTGCCTTTGCTTCAACTTTTATTTTGGAAAAGATGCTTATAAAATCTTTTGCAGGATACGGAGTTGCTTTTGCTAGTGCCTTTGTAATTTGGACATTTGTTACAAAAGCTCTTTCAAATATAGAAATAAGAGGCTCAGAGAAAAACTGGAGAATTGCGCAATGGACTGTAACAGGTTGGTTGTGGTGGACATGGTTAAGTCATGATATGGCAAACATGGCAGTATTTCTTCCTAGAGAAATCCCCGCACTTATTCTCGTAGGTATTAGTGCCTTATTTGTGGCGGGAATGGGTTGGATGTTTTACGAAAGAGGAGGAAAGATACAAGATGTTGTTGTATCCAAAACCGGAACAAGCTATGTAAAATCTGCAACTCTAATTGATCTTATCTATTTAATTATTCTTTGGTACTTTAAGGAGTATAATAGTATTCCAATGTCAACAACTTGGGTATTTATTGGACTTCTTAGTGGTAGAGAGCTTGCAATCGGAGCAATGGAAAAGTCAATGCCAATAATTGCAAAAGACTTTGGAAAACTCATGGTAGGTGTGGCCGCCTCAATGGGAATTATAATAGGGATACATACACTGGGAAGTTAAACTCTAGTATAGTATATTTTTAAGGGGCTACGGCCCCTTTTTTCAAACCTAAGAAAAATAACGCTTGACAAGGAAGCTCCTTTCGCGATATAATTCTTGGCATGAGAATATTAGTTGGATGCGAATTTAGTGGTACTGTACGAGATTGTTTCCTAGCAATGGGACATGATGCGATTTCCTGCGACTTACTTCCAACAGAGGCGCGGGGTCCGCATATACAAGGAGATGTACTTGACGCACTATATAATGGTGGCGTATGGGACCTTGTTATTCTGCACCCTCCTTGCACTTATCTGGCTGCTTCTGGACTACATTGGAATAACAAAATTGAAGGCAGAGCTGAAAAGACAGAAGAAGCACTTAGATTTATCACACAACTCTGGGAAGCCCCAGTAGAAAAGATGTGCATAGAAAATCCCGTAGGGTGTATTAACACTCGATTAGATTTTATGCCAAAACCTCAGTATGTACAACCCTACGACTTTGGAGAGGATGCATCAAAGAAAACAGGACTATGGTTAAAAGGGCTGCCTCACTTAAAGCCCACAGAATATATTGAACCTAGATATGTAAATGATAAGCCCCGTTGGAGTAACCAAGGCGATACGGGGTATGATAAATTTGGTGGTGGCCAGGGCAAAGAACGATCAGTAACATTTTTTGGAATCGCTGCAGCTATGGCTTTGCAGTGGGGGTGAGAAAAATAAACCTTGACTTTCCACAACTTACATATTATAATTTCACAGAAATAGGAGGAATTGAGAGATATGGGTAAAGAAATAACTCCAATATCTCCAGAAGGATTGGAAGTAGCGAATTGCTATCTGCAGTATGGGAACATACGAGCAGTGTGTGATTATTTACAAGTGCCTGAAAACAAAGTAGTCGAACTTTTAAATAAACGAGAAGTTAAAAAGTATATCGACACTGTGTATTTAGACATGGGATATCGTAATAAAAACAATATCGCTTCCGTCCTCGACGAAATGATCGCCAGCAAACTAGAAGAAGCTCAGGAAAGTGGAGTGTACTCAAATAAGGACTTGGCCGACTTACTTCAGATGGCTCACAAGATGCGAATGGATGAAATTAAAGCACAAGCAGACCTAGTAAAAGCTGAAACTACAAACATAAAAACTCAAAATAACGTACAAATAAATGAGAGTCTACCCTTCGGCCAAGGTAACTATGGAAAGCTGATGGAAAAGCTTCTCAAGGAGGATAAATCCTAGAGATAGAGTAATGCTCGCAGAAATTGCGATTGCAAACGCAGCTTTTGGTGTGCTTAAAGAAGCTATCGGCAATGGAAAAGAGTTGTACGATGTGGCTTCTGTTGCCGCACAATTTTTTGACAGCAAAACTTCTTTACAGAAAAAGTCAAATAAGAACGGATACAAAAGCGATATGGAAGCCTTCATGGAACTTGAGAAAATCAAGGAAATGGAGGAGCACTTAAAACAACAAATGATCTGGGCAGGCCGCCCAGGTATGTGGGATGATTGGCTAGCTTTTCAAAAACAAGCCAAGGAAGAACGAGAGAAAGCGGAAAGAGAAGCTAGACAAGCAAGAGCAGAGTTAATGCAAACGCTGCTATATTGCTTTTATGCTATTTGTGGTTTAGTTATTTTTGTGCCTACTTTATTTCTTGTACTGACTATACTAAAATGAATGAATTAGAAAAGCAAGTTAACCATATTGAGAATGAGCTCCAAGTACACGCAATTCAATGTGAAGAAAGATGGAAAACTATCTTTGCTCGCATCGAAGACGTAGAGAGTACGCTACAGCGAATGGAAAGTAGAATTATTGGAGCCTCTGGTATAATCATAATGTTTTTACTAGGATTAATAGTAGCGCAGGTAATGTAATGAGACGAGGCCGAGAAAAAGACTTAGAAAAGTATGTCAATGTGAGAATTGCCCAACTTAAACAAGATATGGAAAAAGCTCACGATGAATATGATAAGCAGTGGTACAACCGCATCATTCAAGAGCTGTGCTGGGTAAAGAGTCAGCAACACAATTGTTATTTTGATGAAGTACAACACTGGAAGGATAATTATTCATATCTTCCTTAGACGCGAAAGCGCAGAGAAATAAGATGGCTTACGGGTATGGTAACGGCAAGAAGAAAAAGAAGAAAAAGAATGGTAAGAAGAAAAAGTCAATGGGTGGATTGACAGCCAAGCAGAAAAAATTGCCGCCTGCTTTAAGAGCAGTAATTCTTAAAAAGAAGAAGCGAGGCAAAAAATGATTGACGTACTAATTGGCTGTGTTATAGGTTGGGTTGCTCATATTGCATGGACTAAGTGGGGGTCGCTCTTAGTAGACTTAAATGACAAATGAGACGGCGAAATAGATACTCAACAAAAATAGCTGCGCGACGTCGAGCAAGGAAACTTGGGTTGCGCGGTGTACATTCGCACGGAAAGGGAAAGAAAAAAATTTATATGCCGGGAAGATCCCATGCAGCGTACGAAAGAGCGCTGAGGAGAAAGCGACGTGGCAGCAAAGCGAAAAAAGGCTACTAAAAAAAGGAAAGCTGCCCCTAAGCGAAAAAGAGCAGCAAAACCTCTTAGTGCCACAACCCAAAAAACTTTGAGGACAAAGGCAAAAAAGACTCGATTTACCTATGGACAACTTGCAAAAGTATATCGTAGAGGTCAAGGAGCTTTCCTTTCTTCTGGCTCTAGGGCAGGAGTAGGAATGGCCGGATGGGCAATGGGTCGTGTAAACTCATTTATTCGAGGAGGACACTCGCAAGATAATGATATTAAGCGTGGAGCCAAGAAGCGTAAGAAGAAGTAGAATGGCCGGAGACTCTGTAGCAGCCCCAAGTTCAGTTCCTCGCACTACTCAAAAAGAATATCTTACGCAATCTGTGACAAAAATGTCAGAGACTAGGTACAAAGTTACAGATACTATTTATAATGTCATTACTTATGACAGGAACGGGAAAGTAGCTGTAAGCACTAATGTCCGTTACTTAGATTATATTGTATGAGGAAGCGAAAGAAGAGAGGTCCCGCAAAAGATAAAAAGACTCGTATACCTAAAAAGTATCTTAGCGGCACAAAAGGATCTCGACGATCAGAGCTTGCCGGTCTTATAAAAAAGATTTCAAAACTTTATAAAGAAGGTAAAACTGTACCTCGATCCCTAATTAAACGAAGAGTAGAATTAGGCAAGAAGAAAACAAGTGGCCGCAAAAAGAAAAAGTAAAAAGAAAGATTCAAGATTAAAGAGGGCGGGAGTATCAGGGTATAATAAACCTAAACGTACTCCAAGCCATCCGAAAAAGTCACATATTGTTGTGGCCAAAGTAGGAAACAAGACCAAGACTATTCGTTTTGGTCAGCAAGGAGCAAAAACTGCAGGGAAGCCGAAAAAAGGGGAAAGTGAGCGCATGAAGAAAAAACGCGCTTCTTTTAAAGCCCGGCACCGTAGGAATATTGCTCGAGGTAAAATGAGCGCTGCCTACTGGGCCGATAAAGTAAAATGGTAGGAGGTATTATGAAATATTTGTTGGCACTGCTAGCTATTGTATCAACAACTGTAGCAGCAGAAACCGTTATCAACTACGATGATGGATCAACATACACGCTTAAGGAAGGGCAAGAAATCTATATCAGTCCTAAGTCTAGTACTCTTTTTAAAAGAAGGGTTATGAGTAATAAAGATACTTTCTTTACTGCTCAAAAACCTTGGACATCTAGAGACTACGTACCCGAACCACAAGACCCTTTTCAGGTTGGGTCTCATGAATGGTGTAAAGCCTATGTTCCTTGGAGCGAAGGACTTACATTTGACATGATTGCATGGAATCGGCATTGTGATACTGATAATGATGGAAAATATGGATGTGGAGATACTAATTTCGACTCATCCGAAGAGGGGAGTGTCTGCTCTCCATAGAGATATACCATGGCAGATGAAGAAGTAGTAACAGCGGATAAAGAAGTTGTTAAAAGAATGGACCTAAATGGCGATGGTCATTTGTCAAAAGAAGAATACGAAATGGAACTAGAGTTTCGACGAAGGGAGTTAGAAGATGCCGACGCAATGCGAGATGCCCAAAGAAACATGGCTTGGTTTGCTTTGCTTGGCATGTTGGTATATCCTTTCGCTGTTGTTGGTGCTCAAGTTGCCGGATATGAGCATGCCGCTGATGTCCTTGGAGACATGGCCCCGACCTATTTTGTGGCTGTAGCGGGTCTTGTTGCAGCATTCTTCGGAGCTACTGCTTGGAGTAAAAAGTGATTCTTGATCTGATGGTAACGTTCTGGCAGCCAGTAGTTGTGGCTGCCATTATTTTAGTAGCTTTTGTTATTAGCATATTTGATGGGCAAGGAGAAGATCGTATTGGTTTCGAGTATGTAGAAATGCCCATGTTAAAACCTATAAAAATTTGCACAGCAGATAAAGGTTTCTGGAAAGCAATTTGGTTATGGCTAACAGGAACTCGACGCTGGGAGCTAATAGAAAATTGGTATTATTTTCTAGATGGAGAAGAGTATGTTATTGAAAAAGGTTTTGAATTTGATGGTGCATCAGTACCTAAGTTTCTTGCAATGTGGCTTTCGCCCGTTGGAGTCTTGCTTATGGGCGGGCTTGTTCACGATTATGGGTATAAGTACGCTGAGTTGGTAAAATGTGAAAAAGGCGAAGTGCCTAAAACACAGAAAGAGATGGATATAATTTTTCGAGATATTTGTATAGAACAGAATGGATTTAAAGTTTTAAATTACTTAGCTTTCTGGTCTTTACGATTATTTGGATTCGTTGCTTGGAATAGGCATAGGAAAAATGACTAAGATTGAACAAAAACAAGAAGAAGAATTAGTAACTGTTGGCATCTGGCCAAAAATTAAACACTGGTGGCGTACACTTATACGGGAAGAGTGGGAGCTTACTGTTTTCTTTCCCGGAGATGTAAAATTTTTAGAGGATGGATCACGAATAGAAAGTGGCGATCCTAAAACTTATCGAGCAAAAGAAATAAAAAAGATTTCTACTACTCATATCATTTTTGTAGATCTGCTCGGAGTAAAGCATGAAATAAAAGTTGTAAATCCTGTTGGCTATGATTTAAGGAAAATATACTAATGTTAGGACTAATAAAAGCTATGCCACTTATGTTAGTTGTAGCTGGAGGTGCATACGCATATCATACTACAACCGTAAGTAAAGCAGAAGCAACAATCGCACAGCTTGAAGCAAATAATGTAATCTTAAAAGAAAATACAACAAAGCTAGAAACAGCTTTGGAAACAGAAACCGCTTCAAGAGAACAAGCAGAAAATAATTTAAGAGTACAATTAGAAGCCGTTGGAAAACTTACTGAAGCAAACAACGAAATGCAGGCAGAGATGGATGACTACTTGTCTATCTTCAAAAGGCATGATCTTACTAAGTTGGCCCGAGTAAAGCCCGGGCTTATTGAGCCTCGAATCAATAACGGCACAAAAAAAGTTTTTGAACAGATAGAAAAAGATAGTGAAGAGGTGGAAAATGCGGACAGCAACTAGTTTTTTAATTATACTATTTTTATCTGGTTGTTCTTTTATGAAAAGTGACCCTCTACCAACCCCCGAGCCGGTCATAAAAACTGTAACTGAATATAAAACACTGGAGATCTATCAGCCTCAACTCCCTAGAAAAATAGATTTGCAGGATGTAGAATTTTTTGTAGTCACGGAAAAAAATCTTGAAGAGCAGATTGCTCGTATCGGTAAAATGCAAGGCGGAACATTTGTTATATTTGGAATGACTCCCCAAGACTATGAAAATATGGCGTTTAACTTGCAAGAACTTCGTAGGTATATACGCCAGCAGAAAGAAATAATTATCTACTATCGAGATGCAACAAAAGTAGAGCAGTAAATTATGACAGTACAAATAAGCAGAGCCGATATAGTATGGGAATCTCTGCTCGATTTACAATCTGAGACACGCTTCCTCAAGCTGCCAGTAGAGCCTTATTTAGAGCTGCTCGGCATAACTCCACTACCGTCCCAGGTAGCAATTATCAATGCGATAAATAATAATAAATATCGCTTTGTTTGCGCGGCAGTATCACGCCGACAGGGTAAAACCTATATCGCAAACATTATCGGCCAACTAGTCTCCCTAGTTCCGAATTCAAACATTCTTATAATGTCTCCTAACTATGCGTTGTCTCAGATTTCTTTTGATCTTCAAAGGAACTTAATAAAACATTTTGACTTGGAAGTTGTAAAAGATAACGCAAAGGATAAAGTTATCGAACTGAGTAATGGATCGACAGTAAGAATGGGCTCAGTAAACCAAGTTGATTCCTGTGTAGGTAGAAGCTACGATTTAATTATCTTTGACGAAGCGGCGTTGGCAGACGGGCGTGACGCATTTAACGTAGCACTTCGACCTACTCTTGATAAGGATAACTCAAAAGCTATCTTTATCTCGACGCCTCGCGGCAGGAACAACTGGTTTGCAGAGTTTTTTGATAGAGGATTTAACGATGAATTTTCCGAGTGGTGCTCAATTCGTGCAACTTATATAGACAACCCACGAATGTCCGAGACTGATATTGCCGAAGCAAGAAAAAGTATGTCAGATGCTGAATTCAGACAAGAGTATGAAGCAGACTTTAATACTTACGAAGGTCAGATTTGGAACTTCAACCACGAAATATGTATAGCTAATAACGAAGCGTTGGATACCAGCGGTATGGATGTATTTGCAGGGCTTGATGTAGGTTATCGAGACCCTACTGCTTTTTGTGTAATTGCATATGATTGGGATGAGCAAGTGTATCATGTACTTGATGAGTACATGGATGCTGAAAAAACAACGGAACAACATGCCGCTAAAATACAAGAAATGATCGATAAGTGGGAAATTGATTATATTTATATAGATTCCGCCGCACAACAAACTCGATTTGACTTCGCACAGAATTACGATATTTCTACTATAAATGCAAAAAAGTCAGTTTTAGATGGAATCGCACACGTAGCCGCTATAGTTGATAACGATAAGCTACTAGTCGATCAACGATCCGATCAAGTACTTTCTTGCCTTGATCAGTATCAATGGGACTCAAATCCAAATTTAGCTAGGGAGAAACCCAGGCATAATATGGCATCTCACATGGCTGACGCTTTGCGATACGCACTGTATTCATTTGAGACATCGCAGACCGGCTTTTAGTAATACCTCAGAAAAATAATGTTTGACAATTTATCTTACAGAGGCTATAATGCAAAGTATGAAAAAGCTCAAAAGAGATCCAGTGAAATACATAAGGGATCGAGCGAAATCAAAATACGAAAAAGAAAGTGAATGTTACATCTGCGGAACGGACTCTCAGTTAGATTTTCATCATTTTTATTCTTTAGCTCCCCTACTTAGACAGTGGCTAAAAGTAAAAACAAAAGAACGTCCAGAACATTATACTAATGAGTATATTGTCATTTGGAGAGATGAATTTATAGAAGATAACTGGGCAGAACTCTATGACCATACCGTTACTATCTGTCATGCACACCACATGGAATTACATAAAGTTTATGGAAGAAATCCTGGACTAGGAACAGCGACAAAACAAATGCGCTGGGTAGACATTCAAAGAGAAAAGCATGGCATGGTATAATAACATTTTTGGCGAAAAGAAAGATGAAGATTTAGAAGAAAAACTAAATCCGATTCAGCCATACTATGATAAAACTTCCGAACGCTCACGCGAGTTTACTTTTAATTATGAGAGAGCCTACGAAGAGCTCGAAATTGTAAACAGAGGCGTAAATTTAATTGTGGATGATTGTGCAGAGATAGACACAATCGTTCAACCTCTAGGTAGCTATCCTGGAATCGTAAAAGGCACTAAAGCTAGCAAAGTTTCAATTTTACTTAATAGAGAGCCAAATCCTTTTCAGGATATTTCTTCTTTTAGACGAAACTTATTCACAGACTACATCCTAGACGGAAACATTTTTATATATTTTGATGGTGCCCATGTGTACCATATGCCTGCAAGTAAAATGTCAATTCATGCAAGCAAAACAACTTATGTGGATCACTATAAATTCGAAGCTTCAGAAGAGCGTTTTTCTCCTAATGAGATTATTCACATAAAAGACAATTCATTTTACTCCATTTATAGAGGAGTGTCTAGACTAAAGCCGGCACTTCGAACAATGAATCTCATGAGAAGCATGAGAGATTTTCAAGATAACTTCTTTAAGAATGGAGCAGTTCCCGGACTTGTACTAAAGTCTCCGAATACCCTCTCAGAAAAGATTAAAGAAAGAATGATTCAGTCTTGGTCTTTACGATATAGACCGGACGCAGGAGGTAGGAGACCACTTATTCTAGATGGTGGACTAGAAGTAGACGAAATTTCAAATATAAATTTCAAGGAACTTGACTTTCAAGCAGCAATTGAAGAAAACGAAAAAATTATTTTGAAAGCTCTTGGAGTTCCCCCAATAATGTTAGATTCTGGAAACAATGCAAACATTCGACCAAATATGCGAATGTACTATTTAGAAACTATTTTACCGATTGTAAGAAAAGTAAATGCAGCATACTCCAGATTCTTTGGATTTGTAATTAACGAAGATATTACAAACATTCCTGCACTGCAGCCTGAGCTACGAGATCAAGCAACTTTTTATACTTCTCTCGTAAATGCAGGAATCATTACGCCAAATGAAGCACGTACAGCTATGAATTTTGATGAGCTGCCCGATGCAGATGAAATTAGAATCCCTGCTAATATTGCAGGCAGCGCGGTTGACCCCGCACAAGGCGGTCGACCAGTAGAGCAAGAGGAAGATTAATGGCATCCAGAAATAGAATGCGACGTCAAGTTACTGCTAAATTAGTCCCCCAATTTAGAGATTGGGAACTACCACGTGACATTGACTACAAAAGTTACTGTGGTATTGTTGACAGGCCTGTTCTTCCAATAGAGATTCAAAAATCTTACTACAATTGGAAAACAGCAGTACTCTCTGTTGTACAGGCTGCTCCAGAAATTTTCAAGAAGAAGCCGGCTCCGGCACCTAAAGCTGCTCCCAAAGCAGATCCTTTAGAGAAACTGAGCCAAGCTGCACCTAAAGCAGAAGTAAAGAGTAAAGATAAATGAATAAGATTTTTAACCTAACTTCTACGTTCAAAGCTCTCGAGGATGATGACGGATGCGTCACCATTACTGGAATGGCTAGTACAAAAGACTTTGATCGGGCAGGAGATACAATTGTACCCGAAGCCTGGACAAAAGGCGGACTAAGTAATTTTGAGAAAAATCCAATTATTTTGTTCAATCATGATTATAACAAACCCATTGGCCGAGCCACTGGGTTAAAAGTTACAGAAAATGGACTAGAAATGAAAGCAAAAATTTCAAAATCAGCTCCTGATTCTGTTGCTCAACTTGTTAAAGAAGGTATCCTTGGAGCGTTTTCTGTCGGTTTCAAAGTCAAGGATGCTGATTACCTTGAAGAAACCGACGGATTAAAAATAAAGGATGCTGAGTTGTTTGAGGTATCAGTGGTATCGGTACCTTGTAATCAAGCAGCTACATTCTCTCTGGCGAAGTCTTTCGATTCTGAGCAGGATTATGAGGACTTCAAGAAAACTTTTAAAAGCGAGGAAGATTCCTCTTCAATGGAGAAAGAAATGTCGGAAGAAACTAAAACTCCCGAAATCGACCTAGATGCTTTTGCTAAGAAGGTAGCGGAAGAGACTGCTGCTAAGATTGCAATTCGTCAGGCCGAAGAAAAAGCCGCAGCTGAGCAAGCTGTAGCTCAAGAACAACAAAAAATGGCTAAAGCCGCTGAAGCTAAAGCTCAGCAGGAAGAAGAAGTACAGGCAGCAATCAAAGTCGGTGTTGAATCCGGTGCTGATCGCCTCATGTCTGATATGGAAGCCAAGATGCAAGAGAAGGATGCTGATCTGAATAAGATTGTAGCAGAGCACGCCGAAGTCCTTAAAGAGAAGCAAGAAGAGCTTGATGCAATGCGTGAGTCTAAGCGTGTATTCTCTGATCGTGATTCAGGAAATGTTGACGCTTATGCAAAAGACCTCATGTATGCTCACATGCTGGGTGTTTATACGCAAAAAGGTTTTGATACTAACTATGCTCGAAATGTATTCCAAAAAGCAGGTATTAGCTACCCCACGGGTGCTATTACAGGCGCTACGGATAACTTGCTTTCCTTGACTGTTTCAACGCAGATCGAGAAAGAAGTACAGTTCCAGTATAAAGTAGCTCAACTTTTCCGCGAGATTCAAATGAACTCTCAATCTATGGTTCTACCCCTGCAAAAAGATACTAGCACTGCTGTTTTCCACACGGGCGGTGAGAGTGAGCTGGGTGTAGGTGGTACTGCTAACTCAGGTGCTGGTACAGGTCTTTCTGCTGCCGGTGGTACTGCAGGTACATATGCTGTTACACAAGCAGTAATGCAAGCACATCGATTAATTTCAACCACTTTCATGGACAACCACATTGACGAAGAAGTTCTCGTAAATCTTCTTCCTATGTTGACCGAAGGTGTTGCACGTGCTCACGCAAAAGCAGTAGATAAGATGGTCGTACTTGGAGAATCTTCTCCTGCCATTACTGGCTTGGAAGGTGCAGCTCAAGCTTCTAACTATGGTGAGCTTGACCTTGACGGCGCTACTCTCGGTGCCACAGGTAACGACATTGACTCAGCTACCCTGTCTTCAGGTCTGCTTCTTGGCGCTCGTCGCTCAATGGGTAAGTATGGTCTCGACCCTGCAGACGTAGTCTACGTCGTAGGCATGAACCGTTACTACGATCTGATTGCAGATCCAGGTTTTGCAGACATCACTGATGTTGGTTCAAATATTGCAACCAAGATCACTGGTAGCATTGGTGCTGTATACGGCTCGCCCGTAGTTCTTACAGACCATGTAGAAGCAGAATCTGCTGGTAACAGTGTTGCATATGCTGTGAATGTTGCTAACTATGTGATTCCTCGCCTCCGCGGTGTAACCGTAGAGCAGGACTATGAGATTGCTCGACAGCGTCAGCTGATCGTTGCTACTCAGTCACTTGGTTTCCACGAGATGTTCGCTGCCTCTGGTACTGATCAGCCTTGTGTTAAAGTAGTATTCCAGGCTTAATATTAGCCTTGCAAACTGGGGAGGTTCGCCTCCCCAAGTTTTTATCATTTGACTTATGGCATTATTGATTACTTTACAGCAATTTAAAGATGCGGAGCAGATTACGAATCCAAGGGATGACTATAAGCTTTCTCGCATAATTGATTCTGTGAGCCAAATGGTAAAAACTTACTGTGGAAATAGTATTATTGACTACTATTCTACAAATTTTACAGAAGAATTTACTATTAATTGGGGTACTCATGTAATTCAGCTAACAGAAAGTCCCGTTAATGCAATCGTTTCAGTTGAAAAAAGGGACACGGCAACGTCCAGTTACACTACTGTACCAACTACAGATTATTATCTAGACAAAAACACGGATAGTGTACTGTACGTTGCCGGATCCTCTTATCAAAATTGGCCTCAAGGCGCAGGTTCCGTAAAAGTAATTTACACAGCCGGATATGCAGCCACTCCTCATGATCTTCAAATAGCAGTAATTGATTTAGTCAACTACTATTTCAAAGATGAGCATAAAACTCGACGAACTTTGCAAGGTGCAAGCATGGAAAATGCACCTAGCGGTGAAACAAAAGGTTTCCCCGATCACATCAAACGAGTTTTAGATATGTACAAAAACTTTTAATGTCTCGTGCTGATCAGATAGTTTTTTTATCAAAGCTAGATGCTGAAATGTCCAAGAAAAAGGGCAATAAACT